CAAGGGGGGGTCGGTTTATGAACAACCCCTATGGGGCATTTCAAAGCACTGTGGACCAAACGGCAGCGCTGGCCAACACGGCCTATGCCATGACACTGAATACTGTCGACTACGCCAATGGCGTGAGTGTCGCAAGCAATTCAAGGATCACAGTGGCTGACGCTGGTATTTGGAATTTGCAGTGGTCTGGCCAGTTTGAAAACCCAGACTCTCAGGACCATGACGCAAGGGTCTGGCTCAAGATCAACGGGACTGTGGTCGTTGGCTCCACTGGGTTTTTTGCGATACCAAGCAAACACGGCTCAGTCAATGGCCATGCATTGGTCGGCTGGAATTACTTTGTGAGCTTAGACGCAACTGATTATGTGGAGCTTTGGTGGGAGACTGATAGCACTCAAGTAAGCATTCAAACTTATGCGGCTTCAGGCAATTACCCCTCAACGGCCTCAGTAATTGCGACAATGAGCTTTGTCTCGAACATTACATAAATACTGCCATGTACATACCTCTCAAATTGCCCCCAGGTGTTTTCCGAAATGGTACTGAATACCAGGCAGCAGGCCGCTGGTATGACGCAAACCTAGTGCGCTGGTATGAGGGGACACTGCGCCCCATCAATGGATGGCGTACCAGGTCAAGCTCACAGATGTCAGGCTCATGCCGAGGCATCATCACTTGGCGCGACAATGGTGCAGACCGATGGATCGCAGCTGGTACGCACACCAAACTGTATGTGATGAATGCGCTTGGCACGTTGAAAGACATCACGCCAACTGGGTTCACCACAGGCTACGCAAGCTCCACAGTGCTGACTGGCTACGGCTACAACGCCTATGGCTCATTTGCCTATGGCGTGGCACGGCCTGACACCGGCACTCCCATTGCAGCCACCACCTGGTCACTCGATACATGGGGCGAGTATTTGATTGCTTGCTCCAGCACCGATGGCAAGCTCTACGAGTGGCAATTGGGTTTTTCAACGCCTACCCTCGCAGCGGCAATCACCAATGCGCCAGTGAACAACAAGGCAGTGCTTGTCACTCAAGAGCGCATTATCTTTGCCCTTGGCGCGGGTGGAAACCCAAGGAAAGTGCAGTGGTGCGACCAGGAGAACAATACCCAGTGGACACCAGCAGGCGACAACCTTGCAGGCGACTATGACTTAGCCACCCCTGGCTCACTCATTGCCGGCAAGCGCGTGAAGGGTGTGAATCTATTGTTTACCGATGTGGATGTCCACACGGCCCAGTATGTTGGCGCTCCATTTGTCTATGGCTTTGAGAAGGCCGGAAGTGGCTGCGGCCTTATTTCAGCTCAGTCTGTGGCGGCCATTGATACGGCAGCCATTTGGATGAGCAATTCTGGCTTCTGGATTTATGACGGCTATGTCAAGCCACTGCCAAGCGATGTGTCAGATTACATCTTTGCCAATATCAACTTTGCCCAGGCATCCAAGATTTATGCGGTCCATGTCAGCAAGTATGGTGAGATTTGGTGGTATTACCCAAGTGCAGCCAGCAATGAGAATGACTCTTATGTCACTTTCAACTACCGCGAAAACCATTGGAACATTGGCACATTGGCCAGAAACGCTGGGGTTGACGCTGGTGTCTACACATACCCTCTGATGGTCTCAAGTGATGGCTACATCTACGAGCATGAGGTGGGCTACAACTATGATGGCTCAAGCCTTTTTGCTGAGTCTGGTCCAGTTCAATTGGGCAATGGCGACAACATCATGTCTGTGCGCCAAGTCGTGCCAGATGAGCAGACCTTGGGTGAGGCGGTGGTTTCATTTAAAACCCGAAACTATCCCACAGGCACACAATCCACATTTGGACCATACACGGCAGCAAACCCAACTTCAGTGAGGTTTTCTGGCCGTCAAGTCAATGTGAAGGTGACTGGCGACACTTTGGCTGACTGGCGCATTGGGGTGATGAGGCTTGAGGCTATTCCCTCCGGCAAGCGATGAGCGACCAAGAACAATTGGACAGGCTGCGCCACCATGTGGAGGCGGCCTTAGAATATAGCGGTGGAACGCATGATTTTGAAGATGTTGTGCAGATGGTCGAAGGTCACAGATTACAGCTGTGGCCGGCCAAGGACTCAGTGGTATTGACAGAGATCGTTGTCTATCCCAGGCTAAAGAATTTGCATTACTTCTTGGCTGGTGGCGACCTAGACGAACTCTCAAGGATGAGACCATTGATCGAATCCTGGGGCAAGTCTGTTGGCTGCACCAGAGTGACCTTGGCAGGCCGAAGAGGCTGGGCCAAGACATTTTTGAAAGACGAAGGTTACAGTCCACAGTGGTCTGTAATGGCAAAGGAACTTTAGGGGATAAATAATGGCAACTTCACCAGCACTAGCATGGTCATTGGCTAACGGCATCAGTCAAGAGCAATACGACAAAAGCATTGTTGACGCAATCAAACAGGGCGAGGCTCAAGGCTTGAGCGATGCTCAGTTTGAGAGCTTGATGAATCAATATCAGATCAGCGCTGCTGATGTGGCCCGTGCCACTCAGTCAACGCCTGCTGCTATTCAAGCCCGTATGGAAGCGGCAACGCCCACAACGGCTACTGAAATTGCCTACAACCAAGCGGCCATGGATGAGCTAGCAGCGCGTGAAGCGCAGTGGGCCAAGCAGCAGCAGACCAACACGACCAACTGGGCTGCGCAGCAAAAAGCCAATGAACTTGCATGGGCCGAGCAGCAGCGCTTGAATGAGCTTAAAAATGCACAGCAGATTGCGGCCAACCAAAAGGCTTATCAGGACTATCTGGCCAGTCAAGCCTCAAAGGCCACTGGCTTTCAGACCAGTGCAGGCACAATGCCATTTGCCAATGCGACCCAAGGCTTTGCCCAGAACTTTCAGAATTACCAGTCCATTGCACCAGGTGCGCAATACAACCCAGCCGTCATGGCTGGTGGTGCATCCCCTTATAGTTTGATCAGAGGCCAGATGCAACCCATGGGCAACCCATACGCTGGCGTGGTAGCAGGCCAAGCAATGGGTGGCTATAACCCAGCTCTGTATGACCAGATCGCAGCGGCTAATGTGGCCAAGACTGCGGCAGAGACTGCGGCAGCTGCAACACAAACAGGCATGGAGCAAAGCAGCACTGGCGGCATGGCCAAAGGCGGCATGGTCGATGGCGGTCTGATGTTTGGCATGAATCCACCTGGTCCAGATGATGGCGCTGTCAATCTTGATCTTGGCGAATATGTGATCAAGAAGTCTTCAGTCAATAAGTATGGCCGTGGACTTTTGGACATGATCAATGAAGGCAAAGTGCCTGCCAAGAAATTAAAGTCTTTACTCGGATAAGGTGGCAATATGTCAAAAGGTGGAACAACTACATCGACAAGCTCCATTGATCCACAGATCAAAGAAGCATTCTTGGCCAACTTTCAGCAGGCCCAAGGGGTCGCTGGTGCATTGCCAGTCCAGCAGTTTGCTGGCTACAACCCAATGTATCAGGCAGGCGAGGAGGCTCTGGTCAACACGGGCCTTGCTGGCCCAGGCATTAGTGGCACAGACTTGGCCGCACAGATGGCTGCTTATGGCGGTGTCTATCAGCCTGCACAACTTACAGCGCAGCAGACTAATTTGAGCATGGGGCAAGGCCCAGGCTCAATTGGCAGCTACATGAATCCATACACAGAGCAAGTGCGCACCAACGCATTGTCTGACTTGGAATCAGCAAGACGCGCCGCCATTCAGCAGACTGGTGAGCGCGCAAACGCTGCCCGTGCATTTGGTGGATCACGCCAAGGTGTGGCCGAGGCTCTGACAAACCAAGGGTTTGCCAAGCAGGCTGCCAACCTTGGGGCAACATTAAACGAGCAAGCATTTAACCAGGCAGTGGCTTTGCAGGGTCAAGACATTGCGCGCAGATCAGCAGCCGACATTGCCAATCAGCAAGCAGGCTTGCAAGGTGCTCAATTGCGATTAGGCGGTGCAAGCCAGCTAGGTAATTTGGCTGCGCAGCAGCAAGCCTTGCGTCTTGGTGGCGCTCAAGCTGTCATGGGCGCTGGTGGTGCGCGTCAGGCTTTGGACCAGCAGCAAATGGATGCCATTCGCAACATTGGTTTGCAGCGTCTTGGTGTGGTGCAAACCAGTCTTGGCGCTCAACCAGCCAATTTGGGCATGGTCACTCAGACTCCATACAGTCAGAATGTTGGTGCTGGCTTATTAGGCGGTGCATTGGCTGGCTCTCAATTGGCTGGCACTCTTGGCGTTACAGCCGGAACTGGCGCTGGCCTTGGTGCATTGGCTGCCCTGATCTAACATGAGACAAAACCCAACCCCAGAGCCACAACGCTACGCTGATGCGCAGCTCATGGCTTTGCTTGATCCATCAAGCAAGCGTGACACCATCCTGATCACGCCTGGATCACCAATGCCCTCGCGCATTCCTGATGGGCTGACAGTGGCTGAGACAAGCCGAGGCATTGTGATCACCAGTGACCCATCCAAGGTCAGGATCATTGACCAAGGGTCTGAGAAAGATGTGGGCATGGCGCTATTTGGCTATGCATACGATCAAGCCAAAGGCTTTGACAATGTGGCGGTGGCCATGGATAGAAACAGAACACCGGTGGCAGAGCTGGCCATCAAGCCTGGTCAAGAAAGACAGGCTATGCGTGCAGCATCTTTGCTTGCACCAGATACAGGATCAACTAACATGATGAGCAGAGGCGATGTGGTCAATACACGCCTCAGAGGTTTATTGGATTAAGGTGGGAATATGGCTACTCAATTTGATTTTGCAAGTTTAGGCAATATGTTTGGCGGTGGTGGTGTGCCATCAGGAATTGACGCATTGCTGACAGAAGATCAGCGCAAGCTCTTGGGCCGCAATGCTGCACTGTCAGCAGCCGGTGCACTCTTGCAGGCCAGTGGCCGAAGTGCAGTCCCAATCAGCATGGGCCAAGCACTTGGATCAGCTTTGCAGGCTGGTCAACAAGGTTATCAGCAGGCAAGAGCTGGATCACTGCAAGATTTGCTTTTGGGCCAGAAACTGACTGAGGCCAAGGATGAATCCGAATTTAATAAGCGCATAAGAGAAGCGCTATACCCTAAGACACCCGTTGCTGGCGCTATCCCGCAAGTAGCAGGCGGTCAAATCCCTTTGCCCCCAGCAGACATTGATGGACCTGGTGTGCAAGTGTTTGCACCAGATGCGCCTAGAGCAACTGCGCTAGCGAAGCCAAGTGCAAGTCAGCCTGGTGGGATGTTTGCCAATTTAACTCCAGAACAAAGAGCGATTGCCGCATTTAATCCAAAGGTAATGCTGCCAAAGATTTTTGAAGAGTCATTGAAGACTGACACATTCAGGCCAATGACTAAAGAAGAAATAAAAACTAGGGGTTTAGACCCTAGAAATTTATATGAATTAAATACCAGAACTAATGAGCCAAAGTTATTTAGCAAATACGAGGGTGTATTTGGTGGTGGATTGCAGGGCAGTGCCTACGATGTCTTGCTGACCAAAGAAGCAAATACTCCAGAATATGCTTTGGCTTATCGTGCTTTGAGCCAGCCTGTGCCAGTTGAAAAAGTGCAGCCTGATGGATCGGTAAAAATTTCCTACGAAATACCAATGCCTATCCCAGCATCATTTGCAAAACCGACTTATGGTGGAAAATTACCGGCAGCAAAACAAGCTGGTGGTGCAATGCCTAGTGGTGGAGCCGCGCCAGTAGCTGGACCAATGGAAGCGCAACCAGGTGGATTGCCTGGTGCTGGTGCTAAATCTACACCATACGCACCAACTGCTGGCCAAATTGGTGACGCTAAAAAACAAGCACTGACAATTGAAAAATTACTTGGTTCTCTTAATGCACTTGAAGCTAGTATTCAACAAGAGGGTATGCAAATTGGTGGAATGGGTAAGGCTGGAGGAACACAAGAAGCACGATTCCAAGATTCAATTTTGCAATTAAAAGAGCTGCAAAACCTTGGTGTTTTGAATGGCCCAGACGAAAGAATTTTGCTTCAGCAGCTGGCTAATCCAACTCAACTATCTTCATATCTAAAAGGATATGGCGGTCCAGATTATGTATATTCAAAAATTACAGAATTAAAAGAAAAAGCGCAGCGTGAATTGCAAATGATTAACCGGCAATTCCCTGTCCCTGTAACTGGTCAGCAGCCAGTTGTTCCGGCAATGCCCCAGCGCTTTACAGTGCCACCAGGACTTGGCGACATACTCAAACGATACCCAGGTGCTGGAGGAGGTTAAAAATGGCTGATGTAACACTAGAAGAACTGTATAAATCTTTGGCGGCAGCAGACGCTGCCAATGATAAGCCAGCGGCTCAAAAGCTAGCTGATTACATTCGTATGCTTTCAGCAATGCCTCCTGGCACTGACATCAACAAGACCACTGGCGCACCAGTTGGTGTTCGCGCAGCTGTAGGAGCTGCCACCACTAGCGAAGACAAGCTGTCAACACTCAGGAAATTCTTTCCTGATGCCCAGCAATACGACAAAGACAACTTCATCTATACGGACCCAAAGACAAAACGGCCCACATTGATGAACGAAAACAACCCTGTTTTCTTTGGCATTCCATTGCCCACAATGGGCGACATTGCTGGCGCTGGACCAGAGATTGCCGAATTTGTTGGCTCTGGCACTGGAGCTGCGCTTATGGCCCCATTCACTCCGGCTGCCATGGTCGGTGGTGCTGGTGCTGGTGGTGCATTGTTTAAGAAAATCTACGAGATGGGTATGCAGTATGGCGGCCCAACTGTAGAGACTCGACCAGGCATGGAGCAGGCCGCTGGTGTTTCCAAAGACATCACAGTCAATGCTTTAGGCCAGCGCTTTGGCCAGTTTATTGAAGCCGGCCTGCCAAAGCTATTGACCCCAATCCAAGAAAAGATTGCAGGCATTAGGCAAGGTATACCGCAATCCGCTGCCCGTCTTGGCATTCCACTGCCTGCCGGTGTGGCCACACAAAGCCCTGCAATTCAGCGTCTTGAGGCTGGCCTATTGCAAACGCCTGGTGGCGCTCAAGTCATTGGCCCCATGTATGACGAGATGGGCAATGTGATGGGTACTCGCGCCACAGAGATTGGCGAACAACTCTCACGCGCAACTAAAGGACCAGGTGTAACGCCAGGCGTGATGTTTAAAGAAAAAGGTGGATTTGGCAAATTTGTGCAAGAAGGTGCAAACGCTGCTGGCAAGCGCTTTGCGCAAAGACGCGAACAATTAGACGATATTGTTGAAAGTTCTGTAGGCTCACAAAATAGATTTGCAGCAACAAACACCGCCCAATTGGTGGCTGATCTTCAAGCTGAAATTTCTAAAAGCCCTAAAACACTTGGACCAATTTATCAACCAGTTATTGATCGGGCCATGCGTATTGTGACTGATGCAAAGTCTGGTTTTGGTGGCGTGCCGTTTTTTGCTCTTAGAAAAGAGCGAACAAGTATTGGTAAAGATTTAGATCGCCCTGATATTTCCGGCCTTACAGATACATCAAATTTTGCGCGTTTGTATGACGCATTGCGCAAAGATGTGGTGGCTGCGGCTGATCAGTCTGGCGACATTGCCAGTCGAGCAATCAAGCTCCATGACCGCTATGTGCGTTTTAACCGAGAGGTCAATCTGCCTGCATTGCAAAAGATTGTTGACCAAAACTTAGATGTAACAGCGGCTCAAATGGCTCTGTCTGGCACAAAGGATGGCATTGGCCGTTTGCAACTTCTGCGCAGAAACTTTAAGCCTGATGAGTGGGACACAGTGTCAGCATCAGTGTGGCAGCAGCTTGGCAATGCCAAGGCTGGTGTAAGAGAAGGCGCTGAAGTTGGTGTTGACAGTTATCAATTCAGCCCCTCAACATTTTTGACCAACTGGAACAATTTGAGCGACAGCGCCAAATTAGTATTGTTCTCTGGCGAGCGTTATCGCAACATCATCCCAGCCATGAATGACATGGTCAAATTAGCAACTGGTGTGCGTGAGACAGGCAAGATGGTTAACACATCAAACACTGCTGGCGCTCAGATGGTGACATCAGCGCTGCTTGGTGGCGGTGGTCTAGTTGGTGGTGGTATTACCGGTTTGGATGCCACAAGCGCATTGCTTGGTGGCGCAGCTGCTTTAAGCGGCTTGGTGCTGACCAGTAACACGGCAGCCAAACTATTGGAAAGTCCAAGATTTATTCGCTGGGTGTCTGATACCAGCAGGGCCGTGGTCAATAACCCCAATTCACTGAGCGCTCAGATTGGCAAGCTGCTGGCCATTGGCCAAGCAGAGCCAGGCATGAAAGACGCAATTGAGACCTACTACAAACAGATCAAATCTGTTACTGGAAAATAAGAGGTAAACATGGCTGGCTTACTTGATGATGTTTTGGGCTGGATGCAAGACCCTAGACGCACTCAGCAATTGCAGGGTACGGGCAGAGCAATCCAGCAAGGTCTTTTAAGTATTGAAGAGAAAGACAAAAAGTTTCAAGACCTTTACGACAAGGCATTTGGCGATCCAAAAAATATAGCCAAAGTCACAGACAAAAAGGCTTTGTCAGAGCTGACTGAGATGGCCATGGCTGGCCCATTGGCATTTGCCCCAGCTGGGATGACTAAAGGCATCACCAAAAAAGACGCAACTGTCATGCGACCACAGCGCCTGGCTTACCCTGAGATTTATAAAAATCCCAAAGAGCTTGTTGCTGAAGCTGCAAAACGGGTAGCCCCAGAAGACCCAATAATGAAGCAGCTTTTTGGTGTGACCAGAGATGATCTTTGGCAAATGTCACAACAAGGCCAGCGCCAAGGCAACATCACAAGCAGACCATTTAAAGCGGCTGCAAGTGCGAAGGGTGCAGCTCATGCTGGTGAAGTCACAAACCCACGCAACACTCAGCGCCTGCAAAACATCATTGGCGAAGCAGAGCAATATCCAGAGCTGTACAAAGGCATGGGTGCTTGGTACACCATGGACCCCCTATTCAAACGCTTTGAACAAATCTATGGTCCACAGCAAGCAATTGCTGAATACAACAAATTCAACGCATTGACCGGCATGGCCTCACCAGGCAGTGAGGTGCTGACAGAATTCAACCGAGGAACTGCCGCCAACTGGTTGGCCAACCAAGGTCGATTTGCTGATTTCCAAAAGTTTGGTGGTTTGGCTGAATTTAGAAGGGGTAAAGATTTCCCCCAAGATATGCGCGCCATTATTGGCCACCCGTATCACAGCACTGCGCACAGTGGACCAATGTCAAAGTATGTGGAGTCTGGCGCTCTTGATATGGGATCAGCCAAAGTGCCAAGCTATATCCATGCGTCTGGTGTGCCGCAAACCGGATTCCAAACCCAGTGGCCGGTGGGTGATGCGCACTGGTCACGCTTAGTGGGCCTGCCTGATGTGCGTGGTGCTACGACCAAAAAAGGTGTGCCATCAGTGCCAAATGCAAGCGCTAGCGTTCCAGAGATGACAGCGCTTGGACCATGGTGGAAGAATGAAGTGGCTGGGCCAATGAATCTTGAGGCAGTGCCTGCACAAGCTATTGTGTGGGGGGCCGGCTCTGGTGCAACTGGTGTGACATCCCCAATTGGAGCGTCTAAGTTGGAATTGCTGTCTCAGCAAATTGACAAGGCTGCCAAGCGAATGAATGTAACCCCAGAGACTGCACGGGACATGATCATTCGTGGCCAAGCTCATGCCGGATTTGTAGACCCTAAACTGGCAGCTGCTCTGGCTGCTGCAAGTGGTGGTGGTCTGCTGGCTTATGACTCATTCTTTGGTGAGTGATTTCATCAATGGCCCAGGATAGAGCTTCAACAGCTGTTGGAGCTTGTCCGGTTTCCGCTTCAATGATTTGAGCTTGCTCAAGCAATCTTTTAAGTATTTCAATTTCCATATCAACCCCCAAAAAACGCGGCCACAAGTGGGTCGCGTTTCACGACCCGTCTTTTCTGTCTACGTCTGGCAGCGTCAAAGTCTTTGTCGTCTGCACTCATTTTGTCGCGGTACTTTTTAATGCGCTCAAACCCTGGCACTGGCCCAGGCGCTATGGCATCAACACCATCACCCCAAGACCACAGAGGCCGCCACTGGCCATTGGCATGGACCTTGGTGTGTCCTGAGATGTGGACCAGACCATAGCGGTGCAAATCAAACAGGATTCGCGCCGCACTGCGCCTGGCACAAAAGCACAGCTTGGCCAAGTCCACATCAGACAGATTGCCTTTCTTTTGCAAGGCTGCCTCGATGGCAGGCTCTACGCGGGGTTTTAAGCCTCTGGCCATGTGCTGGTCTCCATTCTGGCTTTTAAGCGCTCCAGCATCGTTTTGACAACGAATGCACGGCTTTTAACGTCATCCGGCATTGCGTGGCCAAAGACTTCTGGGTGGAGTAAGTCTTTGACCAAGTCGAGGCAGGCATCGATGGCGGGTGGCAATTCATTTGTCAAGAAACTTCTCCAGCGCAGACTCTTCAATGTGGTCCACAAAGCCTTGCAAGATCATGTGGGCAATGTCCACATCAGTGCCAGCGATGTATGCGTTATTGAGGGTCATGCACTCTTCAAAATCAGGCTCATAAGGTGAGCCAAGGGAATCAACTGATCCCTTTTCTTCTGGGCTGTATTCCAGAAAGCAGACCAGCTCGACATCTTCAATGCAGCACTCGAACTGGAACAAGTCTTTGGGGCATGGGGGTGTTGGGCCGTAATTCATGCCTGCTCCTTTGTGTAAAGCGCAATTGGTTTGTAAATGCTTGAAGGTTTTTTCCACCGGAAATATCGATGGCCAGCTGCGTTTTCGCAAAGGTATGCAACTGGCTCTGGAACTGTTATTGAGATCACGCCAGCTTGGCTTGGTGTTGGCTGCTCCAGGTATTGAGCGTAAACGTGATCAGCAACAAGGGCGGCAAAGTGCTCAATGTCACCATGCAGTGACAGGCCATTGTCTTCAATCAATTTAAAGATTTCGTCTTTGTTCATGACGACCACCATGCCACCAAGAGTGCAGCCAAGCCAACGCCAATGGCCAAGGCGGTCAAATAATCCAAGAGGGTTTCGGTTGAGGGTTTCATCGGTTTCTTTCGT